AGCAGTTGATTGGCTTGAAAAAAAGCTGATGATTCCGATTTTGCCTCGACGGTACGTCGAGGAATGCCACGACTACTATCGCGAAGATTACAATAAATATATTTGGTTGCGCTTGCTCTCTGCCCCAGTCATTGGTGTCGAAGAAGTCAAATTGGTACTGCCTGGCGAACAGGTGGTGAAGGTCTTCGAATCCGATTGGCTGCATCTTGAGCGCTTTGACGGGCAGCTGCAAATGGTGCCAGGTACGGGAACAGCAGGCACCATTCTGTTGGGTGCTTCCGGCGCTTGGTTGCCGCTGATTTACGGCAACAACAAGTTCATCCCGGATTGTTTCCGCGTGACGTATGAAGCGGGTTTCGGGCGACCAAGCAATCCCAATGCTGTCAGTCGCCCCGACCCGGAATTGGACAGCTTCCCGGCGAACATCAAGCACTGCGTGGGCATGATTGCCTCATTGGGACCGTTCAACATTGCAGGCGACATGATTGCTGGCGCGGGCATCGCTTCGCAATCCATCGGCATTGATGGGTTGTCTCAAAGCGTATCAACAACCTCGTCAGCGACGAATGCCGGCTACGGTGCGCGCATCATTCAGTACCAAAAAGATCTGAAGGACATGATCCCCAGCTTGCAGCGCTATTACGGCAAAACTGGCGCGAAAATGGTGGTGGCCTGATGCCGACCTTGAGCAAAAAGCCGGGCGTTGTCGGCTTGCCTGCGGGCATCAAAGACCTTGTTCGTGCGGACTTTCGCAACGAGATGTGGATCCAAGCCATCGAAGCCAAGGGCTATCGGTGTGCGTGGACGCAAACGGCGCAATGCCCCTGCGCGAGCGTTTCCGACCAGACGGATCAAGCCGACCCCAATTGCACCGTTTGTTCGGGCAGTGGTTGGTTGTTCTTTCGGCCTGCGGGCGCGGTGGCAAATCCCAAGGTCATCGGAAAACTGACGGCAGTACAGCAAAAAATAGTCGATAACCAAGGGGCTGTCGTGCATGCCGTGATGACTGCCTTGGGCACCACGAAGCACCCCTGGGAGACGACCGGGCCCCGGCTCGAGGGCATGGCCATGGCCACCTTTCGCGCTGAAAACAAGATCGGGTATTACGACCGCATCACTTGTTTGGACGCGCGCATCGTCTACAGCCAGTTGTTGACTGCTACCGGGCCGGGCACGCTACAAACGACACGGTACCCCGTCGTTGAAATGAATCTCCTGCGTTCAAAAGAAACGGTCTACTCGGAAGGTGCCGATTACGACCTCGTGGCGGGCGACATTCAATGGCGGGCGAATCGCGGACCGGCTGAGGGCACACCCATTGTCAGTCACTACCTGTGCTATCCGACCTACCGAGTGATTGAGCACCCGCATAGTGTTCGCGTCACGCTGACAAAATTCAAAGAGAAGACGCTCACAACGCCCCAGGGCTCGCCAATCGATCTCCCCGTTCAAGCTATGCTGAAATACGAGTTCCTGCTGTAGACTCGGCGGCATGATCGAAATTCTCAACCTCGAAAGCTTGATTCCAATCGAAGTGCTCACTGCACTTGATCCCAATGCGGTCAAAGCAGTGCTGCGCGACGTTGTGGACGGGGCTCGTGATTACTGGATTCAGTTGGCGTCGAAAGAATTTCACACGACCAAGTCTGAGTACATCCGAGGCATTCAGCAAGTCCAATGGCTCTCTGACGACGTGGCCATGATCTCGCTCGTTGGCGTGCTGCCCAACCTGCTCGAGCGAGGCATGCCTGCAACGGATCTCCACGACACGCTATTGGGCCCACAAGTGCCGACGGCGCCCCTGGGTCAACCGGGCAAACATCCTCGAAAAGCAGGGGGCTTTTATCGGGCCATCCCGTTCCGGCATCGGACTCCAGGGCAAGGTGCTCATGGGGTACCGATGGGTCAAGCGTATGCGTCAATGATGGGTCAAGCGAGCAAGAAGCTCGGAAAGGACGTCTACAACGCAGCGAAGAAACTCGAAGCTACAGTGACGGACCCCTATACCAAGCGCACAAAATGGGGCGGGCGCTTAGACACCAAGCAAATCATGCACAAGGGGCAGCAGGTGTTTTTGCCCAAACTGCGTGAATACCACGCAACCGACCCGTACGCAGGCATGGTTCGTATGGAGAAGACTTATAGGCAGGCCACACAGAGTAGTTTCATGACGTTTCGCACGATTTCAGTCGATGCGTCAGGTACAGGCGTGGGCTCGAGCCCTTGGATTCGACAAGCAACACCTGCGCGCAATTTAGCCTCGAAAGTAGCAGAGCATGTCGCCAGTCGTTTGGCACCAATGGCGTTTGAAGCGTACGTGAAAGGTATCCGATGATTCAGCGAATCTTGTATCGAGCATTGACGGCGGGCCTGGCTTATTTTCAAGAGAATCCGCAAGCGTATGACCAACTCTTCGGAGACAACTACGGGTTGTCCGAAACCGAAATTTTGGCAATTCGTCAATTTTTCACGGACAAACCGCCGAAAGTATTTCACGGCTACGCGCGCACGGATGCGACGCCACCATTCATCGCAATCGTACTCGCCGACGAGCGTGAATCCGAGTTCGTGATTGGCGATGAAGCCGGCATCATTACTGACGAGTCTGATGCTGATTATGGTTGCGACCAGTACACGGCGTTCTGGCAGCACACCTATCAGCTCATGTGCATCGCTGAGCATCCCGAAGCGTGCCAATACTTATACGAAGTGGCCAAAGCCATAATCCTCGAAGCCAAGCCGACATTCATCCCCGAAGGTATTTACGATTCATTGGTGTCGGGCGCTGAATTGTTGCCGGATCCGCGATTCGTTCCCGAACATTGGTTCCTGCGCCAAATCACATTCACGTGCAAGCGTGAGCTGTTGACGGTCAAGAAGGGTAGCGATGCTGGTAAAGCCTGGAAGGTCGCGGGCATACACATTGACAGGTCCGGGAGTCCTAGCGATGTTGGCGGTGTGAAAACACTTGTGAAACCTATTGCTGGAGACTCGGTATGAGCAAAAGGCGGGACCGTGAAACGTCATTTGAATGCGAAGATGAACCCGCTGCTCTGCCGAATTCTGAACCGCTGACAACGACGTCAGAGTCAACAAAGCCTGCGGCAGAACCCGTGGCTTTGTTGTCCCTGCGTGTATTCGTCACGGTTGCAGGCCCCAAGTGGGATCAGATGGCGGGCTTCGTGAATTTTGCAACGCGCGCCAAACTCGGGCCTTGTTCGATGGCGCAATGGCGGGAGCATTACGAGCGGTTTCAGAAGCGAGCGGTGAGCTAGGACTTAGGATCTGTGCGGGTGGCTCCGCGCGGGAACCGGACGGCAATCAAAAGCCAAGGAGGATATCCCCATCGCTACGACTATATTTTTCAACGGTAGAGTGATTTCGGTTCCTGGCTCCTACTCCGAAGTAGATGCCAGCGGTTTGGAGCAGGTAGGCCTCGGGGCAAACGGCATTGTGGGCGTCATCGGGTCCGCCGAAGGCGGCAAACCCGTAGCAGCCATCACGGAGGCCTCGGACTTTATTCGCATCAACAAACCGGAAAAAGCGCGTACGATTTTCCGGTCCGGTGACCTGCGCGAAGTTTCCGATATTCTGTTCGCCCCAGGCAAAGACCCTGATATTTTGGCTGGCGCGCAAGAACTCGTCGCGATGAAGGTCAATCCGGCTACGCAATCCACGGCGGTTTTGCCGAATGCGTACGGCGATGCGCTGAATTTGACGAGTGCCGACTACGGCGCGTTCACTGAGCAGGTCAACGTCGCAATCGCCGACGGCACCACCAAGGGCAAACTCGTCACCATTCTTTTCGAGGACGTGACCGAAGCCGGCGACGACATCGGCGGCGACGCGATGTTTACGCTGAAGTACACGAAGCCGACCAACGGCTGGGACACGATGACCTCGCAAGTGATTGCGGGCGGCGAAATCAAGTCGTTGGCGACTCGTGGCGTGCTGGGACTCGACGCGGAAATCACGGACACAGTAGCTCCGGGCGCTGTCGAAATCCTATCCTCGAGCGCTGCTGATGTAGGCCAAAAGGTCACGATTTTTGGTCTCGACGGTACCGGGGCCGCGAAGCGCGAAGTGCTCACGCTGAACGGCACCACGCCGGTCTTGGGCACTCAAATTTGGGCAGCGGCAGCGGTTCTTGGCGCTTACGTCTCCACGGGCACGACGGCGGGCATCGTCACTGTGCGCGTAGCTGGCGGCGGCGCGACGATTATGGCCCTGGCCGCAGGCGCCGGGCAGACCACAGCCAAAGGTCTGAAGCTTGGCAGCTGCATGTACGCGGCCGGCGCAATCACGGCGGTTGCCGACGGCGCAACCACCAAAAACGTTATCGTGGTGGGTCTCAATGCCAGCGGTGCCGTGACTTTGGAAAAACTCACGCTCAATGGCATTACGCCGGTAGCGGGCGTTGCCACGTGGTCGCAGATCATTGCCCTCGTGCATGGCGACGTTGAAGCCGCGCGCACGATCACCTATTCGGGCACGGCTGCTTGGGCAAAGGTGGCAGTGCAAAGCAC